GAAGTCTAATGAAATTTGTGCCAAGTGTCGAGGTAACTTAATAGACTGTTTAAAGAAACAGATTGCTTGGTTGATGGGTTAATCAGATTTTTATAAAAGGTTGCTTGTAAGACAGCAATGACCTAGTCGCTTTCTCCTTCGAGGTGCTCGGAGCAGGGTGGCAAACAAAAGGTAGTTAGATTCCTAGACCTTGATAAATATTGTGATTATTTAATTGTTTATTTCTTTTTATTAATGTTATAGTGTTGACAAAGGTTATGAAGTTATTTCTCGGAGATATGATTAGTCCAATAGATTGCGAATTAATCGACCATGAAGAATTGCAAACAAAAGACAAAAAAAACAAAAAAGAATTTTGTGGACTTTACATTGCTGAAGAAAATAAAATTTATATATCAAATAATTATCCTAATATTCCTACTCTGGATGTTTTGCTCCATGAAATAAGTCATGTTCTAATTGGAGATATGAGTATTTACAAATCAGAAGAACAAAAAGCTGACATGTTAGCAATACGATTAAAAAAACTGCTTGAACAAAAAAAGAAGATATATGTATTTACCAAATGAAGATTATGTCAAATTATATTCATTAGAATATTTAGATTATATTCGCACAAGACCTTGTTGTGTTACAGGTCAAGAAATAGTGGATGCACACCATCTTGAAGCAATAGGAAGCAGAGGGCATAGAAACGAGCCGAACACTAGACATTTTACTGCTATCCCAATTTGTAGAGAATTGCACACAGAATTGCACACAATAGGTATTCACAAATTTCAGGAAAAATACAATATTCAATTATGGCAAGAAGCTATGTACTTATTTGTTAAATGGTTGCTAATAAAAATGGATAAAGCTGAAATAAAGCCAAATATTGAAGAATATGATGATGAGGTATAAAACCATTAGAAAGATATTAAAAGAGCCTATATATAGCTTAAAATCAATTTAGGGGGTATAAATGGATATCATACTAGAAGATATAGACAAATTAATTCCTTATGCTAGGAATCCTAGAAAAAATCAGGCAATAGATAAAGTTGCAGCCTCGATAAGAGAATTTGGATTTAGACAACCGATTGTGGTTGATAAAAGACTCACGATTATAGCTGGTCATACAAGATACGAAGCAAGTAAAAAATTAGGTCTTAAAAAAGTTCCAATTCATATAGCAAAAGAATTAACACCAGTTCAAATACAAGCATATAGAATTGCTGATAATAAAGTAGCAGAAGAAAGTCAATGGGATTATCCCTTATTAAATTTAGAATTTGGAGATTTATTGGATATGAATTATGACTTAGAACTTTTAGGATTTGATAAAAATGAATTAGAAAGTTATTTAACTTATAGTGGTCAATCTAAAGAATCCAAAGAACTAGATACAAGTACCTTTGAAAAATTTAAACATCAATGTCCAAAATGTAAGTTTGAATTTAATGAATAATAAATGGTTTCTTAAAGAACTTAAAGATATAAAAAAAAACAATTTAAATGTTTTTAGTTGTTTCTCTGCAGGAGGAGGCTCATCTTTAGGTTATAAATTAGCAGGATATAATGTTTTGGGTGGAGTTGAAATAGATAGTAAAATGATGAATTTATATAAAAAAAATATAAAATCTCAGTTTACATATTTAATGGGAGTAGAAGATTTTAATAAGATTTCAAATAAAAAGTTACCACAAGAATTGTTTAATTTAGATATTTTAGATGGCTCTCCACCATGTTCTAGTTTTTCAATTTCTGGTAAAAGAGAAGAAACTTGGGGAATTAAAAAGAAATTTAATGAAGGTCAAGTAGCTCAATATTTAGATGACCTATTTTTTAAATTTATTGATACAGTTCGAAAATTACAACCTAAAATTGTTATTGCAGAAAATGTAGAAGGTCTATTATTAGGAAAAGCACAAGGTTTTGTTAAACTTATTTTAGAAAGATTTAAAAAAGAAGGATATGATTGCCAAATATTTTTAATAAATGCCATTGATTGTAATGTACCACAAACCCGAAAAAGAGTTTTCTTTATTGCTAATAATCAAAAATTTAAACCCTTAATTTTGAAATTAAATCACAAAGCAAATATATTAGGTGAAGCCTTAAAAGATATATCAAATAAAAATGCCAAATTATTAAATAAAGATTCTTTGGCATATTCATTATGGAATCAAACATTACCGGGATATAGTTTTTCTAAATATCATATAAAAGGCAATTTTTTCAATTCCTCAAAATTATCTCCATATCGTTATTCTCCCACAATAACAGCGTCAGCTGGTGCCAAATTTTGTCATTGGGATTCTCCTCGATTACTAAGCAAAGATGAAATGTGTATTATACAAAGTTTTCCTTTAGATTATGATTTTGAAAATGTTTCATTTCAATATGTTCTAGGAATGTCAGTGCCACCTTTTATGCTCAAAAGTTTAAGTGAATTAATTTATAAACAATGGTATAATAAATAGCTTATGAAAGTATCTCACGAACAATTACTAAAAATCATTAAACAAACTGGTGGAATTGTCAGGAATATATGTGAAGCCACTAAAATTTCAAGACAAGCATTTTATCAAAGACTTCATAAAAGTGAAGAATTACAACAAGCATTGTCAGATGCTAGAGAAGAAATAATAGATTTCTGTGAACAAAAATTAGTCGAACTTGTAAAAGCTGGAGAAAAAAATGCTATTTTCTTTTTACTTAAAACTTTAGGAAAGAATCGTGGATATATAGAGAAACAAGAAATAGAAAATACGAATAAAACAATAAATATAATTGAAGTTCCAGAATTGAGTGCCTATGAGCCAACCATTGAAGATATCCGAGAAAAACACTAATGTTATTTGGAGACCCACTAAAAGACAATTAGAGTTTTTAAAAGCTGGAGCATTATTCGAAGTAGCCTATCTTGGTGGAGCAGGGTCGGGTAAATCCACAGTCTTACTTATTGATGCTTGTAGGCAAATGAAATATCCAGATGCTACAGCAGTAATTTTCAGAAGAACAAGTCCAGAATTAAAACAGCTAATTGATTACAGTCATAAATTATATAAACCTCTTGGAGCTGAATTTAAAGTTCAAGGAAGTTATTGGCAATTCTTAGATGGTGGCAAAATCTATTTCTCTCACATGGAACAAAACAAAGACAAATGGAAGTGGGATGGAGTTGAGATTACTTCGGGAGTTTACTTTGATGAAGTTACTCATTTTGAGGAAGATATGTATTTATATTTACATTCCAGATGTCGAACAACTAATCCAAAACTAATTCCTCGCATAAGATGTTCTGGCTCTCCAATCGGACAACACATTGATTGGGTAAGACAAAGATTTATTAATAACGGAGCTTACAACATCATTGAAGATAAAGAATCAAAACTGAAACGATTGTTTATTCCAGCAACCTTAGAAGATAATCCTTATTTGCTCAAATACGACCCAAACTATGAAGCAAGATTAAAAATGCAAGGTAATAAATTATACCAAGCATTAAGGTTTGGAGATTGGACGCAAATTGAGGGCAATATGTTTTCACAAGTTGGCAATCATCATTTAATAGAATCTTATATTCCAACATCTTCCGATATTATTATTCGAGCTTTTGATTGGGGTTTTACAGCTCCCTTTGCAACAATCTGGATTGCAGAGAACTCTGCAAAAGATTTAATAGTATTTAAAGAATGGATTGGCACAAAAGATGGAACAAATAAAGGATTGATGATGTCAGCAAACATAGTTGCTAAAACTATCAAAGATATTGAAACTGCACAAAAGATAAATCCACATTATGCTCCAAGCGACCCTGCAATGTGGAGCAAACAAAATGTTGGAGAGTCTATTGCAGATATTTTTATGAACGAAGGTTTAACTATGCACAAAGCAAACAATGATAGAGTGATGGGAACACAACAATTGCACATGAGATTAAATATTGACGACACAATACAGAAACCAAGATTGTTTATTACAGAAAATTGTCCAATCACTTATCAAACACTACAAGCAGTTGGAGTTGACAGAAGAAACCCAGAAGCATACGACACTTCAGGGTTTGACCACGCAGTTGATGCTTTAAGATACGGAATAATGGAAAGAACTATGGGAAATGACTATGAATCTCCACCTGAGATTTTTGGAGATAGAGATACAATTCAACAACAATTTTAAAGATTTTTTTAAAAAAACTTTTAACATAAAAACCCTTTAAATACTGCCTAATATGAATATTGCCAAAATAGTAGCAATTATTATATTGACAAAGTTATATATGGGATAAATAATATACTCATGATGATATTTAGATTAAATTTAGTTTTAATTGATGCACAACAAGGACTGATTTTTATGAATCAAATTTACAACCTTGTTGCAAATATCATCTAGGAGAACATTATGACTAAAGAAGAAAAACAATTTAGAGAGTTTTTTCAAAATCCGAGTGTTCAATTCGATATGAAAAGACTTAACGAAGCAGGAGTTTCTGCTGTTCAAAGAGCAACTTCAATTATGGCTCTTAGAAGAATGTTTAATACATATGTAACAATGAATATCGAAGGTAGGCAAAGGTATTCTGCTAATGATAGTTTTCAACATCATGTAGATGAAGTTATCAACGAAATGCAGGTGGGCTAACTTGACAAAACTTGACACCATTCGACTATCTAAATCGGATATGTTAAAGTTTTAATAACACTTCCAAGCAACTTGGGTAGGGAAGTAACTCTTTTGATAAAAAATTGTTTCTCCAACTTTCCTACCCTTTCTATTGTTAAAGAATATTTTGTAATATATAATCATTAAAATGGCTATCATAGATTCAAGTGGTAAAGAGTACCAAACAACAAACAATTCTAATTTAAAACCAGATATGAATGAATTGGCTAGTGCAGGATATAATCTGTATGGTCAAGGCAAGATTCTGCCATACAATCCAGATAGCTTAATTGGTCGAAAAGGATTTGATATTTACGACCAAATGAGAATAGATGACCAAGTTAAAGCTTGTTTAACATTAAAGAAGTTTGCTACATTAGCTCCAAGCTACCAGATAATACCAGCATCTAATGACGAGCAAGATGAAGAAGTAGCAGATTATGTTCGATATTGTATGGACAAGATTGATGGCAACATCACAGATGCTCTATTGGAAATCCTTACAGCATTAGATTATGGATATTCAATTACAGAGATTAACTATAAAACATTTGAGTCAGGATTATACGAAGGCAAGATAGGACTAAAGAATCTTAAAACAAAGCAACCACATTATTATAAGTTTGAAGTAGATAAGTTTGGAAATCTTACAAAGGATGGCATTATCTATTCTCAGAGTGTAGAAGAAGCATCATATCCTATCAGTAAGTTCCTTATATTCAGTTATCAGAAAGAATTTGGTAATTGGTATGGAACTTCAGATTTAAGACCTGCATATCGTGGTTATTGGTCTAAGGATGTACTAATAAAGATGTGGAACATTTATTTAGAAAGATTTGCTAATCCAACAGTTGTTGGTAAATATAAATCTAATGACCCAACATCCAGAACTAATCTTAGGAATATTCTCGATAATCTTTCAGCTAAAACATCCATAACTCATAGATTAGAAGAATTTGATATTCAGTTCTTAGAATCTCACAGATCCC